GGCACGTCCATTAGTTCATTAGACAACACAACTAGCCCGGGTTTCCCGTATAATTATGAGAAAATAAAAAGAGACCAAATATATAAGATTAACGAGAAAGGCGAGTTTGTTCCAGGACCCTTGTGGAAGCAACTTGTCTCCGATGCTCAGGTGGACGTCAAGCTCATGTGTCACGATCACGTACCAGCTTACGTCTTCTCAGATAACTTGAAGATGGAACTCCGTGCTCCAGAAAAGGTAAACAAGCCTCGTATGATTGCCGGAGCCCCTCTTCTCCACACGTTTCTCTCCAGGATACACTTTGGAGCTTTCATGGCTTTTATGAGTGATAACAATGGGCTAAACGATGTTTTAATTGGTGCTGACCCCCATGTCGACTGGGATTTTTACCAGAGGAAAATGACCTCCATCAGTGATGGTGTGAGAGAGTGCTTTGGTGACTTCTCGGGTTTCGACACATCACGCGCTCCCGAAATGATGGATTTCGTTGCCGAGATAGCAAATGCTTTCTATGGCGACGCTCCAGATAGCCCCGTCGGGCGTGTGAGGCACTGGCTCGTTCGGTCGTGCATTGTCTCAGTGCATATGTACGCGAAGGTCCTGGAACAGGTTTCCTCCGGTTGGTGTTCCGGAGCTCTCTTGACGGGATTGGGTAACTCAATGTTTAACACCTGGGCCCACGTCTACGCGGCTGTAAAGACCGCTAAGGATGCTGGTGAAGATTACCACCTAGTTGCAGCAGAGTATTTCTCAAATGTCTATCTTAAAGTAATGGGTGACGATTGTGGCATGGGAGTCTCGAAAGAATTCGAATTCCACAATAACGCATCAATTGCAAAGGTTCTCGGAAGAGATTTGGCTCTGACCTACACTAGTGTAAAGAAGAGTATTGACGTCGTTCCATTTGATCCACCAGAAGACCGCACCCTTCTCAAGCGAGAGTCTATCTTTTGCGAGGAGGATGGTGTGTTCTATGGTTGTCTTCAGATTGAAGTCATCTTGAATATGGTGTGCTACACTAAACGTGGCGATGAAATCGTCGTTATGCGTCAACGTGGAGATAACGCCATTAAAGAGCTGGCTTTCCGTCCGAAGGCTGATTGGGAGAAGTATTTG